TCTTTGCATACCACACTCCATTCCTGCGGTCATCGTCTGAAAGCTCCCCCTGGCATTCCTTACACTGATAACAGCGTCTCTTGGGGTCTACTGAGTCAGGCCACGACAGGTACTGTAGCTCTTCACAATGAGGACAAGTAATGAACCAATGTTTTTGGTCGCTTAGTTGCCATTGTATATCTACACCGTAATCAGGGAGAGAGGGGTGCGAGAAATACCATCTCCAGCCTCCTGCCTGAGCCTGTAGACGTGTCTCGTATTGTTCTAGCACGTCCATCTTAGATGCATCCACCTCGTCATGTACATTGAGTTGTGAGGCTACCTGGGTAGCTGCTTTCTGTGTCCAGGTACCACGATAGTATATGGTGTTATCCCCTACTCTCTTGGAGGTTACTGAGTCATGGTCTTGTACCCACCGCTCAAAAACAGGGTTCTGGGCAATAATACGGTTAATCTTACCGCCAGCCATATCATTAACATCTGCATTGGTAGGGAGTGTATACACAATGTCCTTACGCAAGTATTTAGCTACCCAGAAGGTCTTTATGAGCATTAGGGTAGTAAGTCCAATCTGTGGGGCTTTGAGTACTACTTGGAGAGGAGACATATCTTCGTAGATAGCCTTAAGGAAAGCTCTGTCGCGGAACTCTACAGGGAAGCCCTGTTCATTCTTTATACCCTCTACATCAACAAAAATGCGGATATTACGTGCCTTCAGTTGTTCCAGTAGTTCCATCTAGTGTTTGTAGGTATGCTTTCTCTGCTCTTTCTAGAGCCTCAGTGTTAACGTTTAGACTTTCACCCTTCGTGGTTATGTCAGTCTCAGTCTTCTCGTTGTATCCGTGTTTAGAGAGCATAGCGTTGAGTGCCTTGGAGGTGTATAGACCACCAAGTCCTTTATTTACTAGTCTAATCTCTTGTTCTTGTTCTACATCCTTGACGAGGTCGGAAAACATGGTATCAGTTTTGCGCCACTCGTACACTGTATCCTTGTGAATACCTAGATACTTGGCTAGCCCTACGATAGATGGGAGTTTTACATCTATGTATGATATGGCTCCTTTGTTTGTGAAGTTGATAGTGTCCTCACATTCAGCTATGTATTGTTCTGCTTTCTTTCGCAGGTCTGTTGTTAGTTTTGTTGGTCGTGCCATATATATATACTACAACACATTCATTTCCTTTGCGCCATGGTACTTGTAGTAGAGTGGTGGTCCTGGTTGTAGTAGGTCTCTCTTGTACCATTCACCATAGAGTCTGTGTTCTGGTTCTCCGTTTTTGTCTTTGCCTATTCTCTGAGAATATCCACAGTCTTTGCAGTGTATCCATATGGCTGAGTTGTCCTCATTTAGGACTTCTGGGTTGTGTGTCGAGCTTAAGTTGTCGCAGGTCATTTAACTATAGCGCACAGACCCTTGCGTGCTTCTGAGGTGAAGTAGTAGTCTTTGTTCTCGTAAAAAATTGAATCAACGCTCCAAGCTTTGCAAAATACCTTATCTCCTACTTTGTAGTCTCCCTGTACATCTGGTCCGAGGGCTTCTATTACTCCCCACTCTACTCCTGTCTTCATTGAAGAAGTGTCTAGTGCTCCCAGCGAGGCTTGCTCTATCTTGAGCATTATCTGGTCTCCGAGAGGTTTAATGGTTGTTTTCATAGTTAGTCTTTAGGTTCTGAGAAATCCACTACACTTGCATGAGTAGTGATGAACTTTGCTGCGGTTGCTATTGCATTCTCTAGTACTGCTTTTTCTACCTTGAATGGGTCAAGCACTCCTGCTCTTAGGAAGTCTTCGTACTTATCTTTCTTGGCGTTGTATCCCATTCCTTCGGGGAGGTTCTTGATTATCTCTGCATAGTCTTTACCTGCATTCTGCACAATTTGACGTAGGGGGGACTTCAGGGCCTTGGTGAGTATTTCCTCGCCAATGGTCTTGGTGCCGATTGCGTTGGATAGGTTGTAGAGTGCCATTCCTCCACCAGACACTACACCCTCCTGAAGGGCTGACTGTACTGCGTGGATAGTGTCGTCTGCTTTATCTCTGAGGTAGCTTCTTTCAGCGTCTGTGTGTGCTCCTATTCTAATAACTGCTATTCCTCCTGAGAGTTTTGCTGCTCGTTCTAGTAGCTTCTTCTTCTCAAGTGGTGAGGGGTTCTGTGCAGCCCAGGCGGTGAGTCGTTCTGCGTGAGTCTTTGCTGTCTTTGCGTTAGAGATGAATACTGTTCGTTTCTCTTCACACACGATACGCTGTGCTTTCCCAAGGTGTTTTTTAGCGTCAAAGTTGTTGAGTGTTACGCCTGTTGAGTCGCTTACTAGTGTTGCTCCTGTAGCGTTTGCTATGTCCTCTAGGAGTGGTCCTGTTGCCTTTATAGCAAGGATGTTCATTTTCCCTGACATCTTAGTAGATACGAGAATACCTAGAATAGTTGGGTCTATCTCTTCTGCTACGATTACAATAGAGTTTATGTTCTCCTTTGCTAGTTGCTCAAACATCTGAATATCAGATATATTGCCGAGTTTCTTGGCAGTGCAGAATACAGGTATGTCTGTGTGTGTGGCGATTGGTTTAGTTAGGTCGTTACGGAAGTAAGGGGACATAAAGCCCACGTTTGCCTCGTACCCTTGAACTATCTTGTAATCTGTCTCAAAGCCATCTCTACGGTCTTCTGTGGTGATTACTGCTGTTGGCCCTACCTTGCCTACCACCTCAGTAACAAGCTGTGCCAGTTCTTCGTTCTCTGCTGATATACGAGCAACGTTTATGGCCTCCTTCTGAGTAATTGGTTTTGACTGCTTCTTGAGAAGAGTAATTGCCTTGTCCTTTGCTTCCATCAAGGACTGACTTACTTGTGTCTTGTTCTCAGGACGCAGAAGGCATTCATCAACAGTTGCACCAAGTACTACGAGTGTGGTAGTTGTTCCGTCTCCAGCATCATCGTTGGTCTGTCCACACGCATTACGCGCTACCCATGCACCAGCGTTCTCTAGCTTGTCGTCTAGAGTAATCTGGTGAGCAATAGAAGCCCCATCGTTCGTAAACTTTGGAGATACTGCGTCATCTAAGAAAACGTTAGTGCCGCATGGACCAATCGTCTTGGCAACAGGAGCGATTACTTTCCTCATTCCAACGAGCATCTTCTCTATTGGAGCTTCTATTTCTACGTGTTTTACCATGTTAGTTATTTGAGAATATCGTCAATTTTAACGTCTTTTTTCTTGTGTAAAATCTCGTCCTCTCGTGTTGAGGTGAGGAACTCTGCATTTACTCTGTGGTGAGATGGTAGCGTTACGTTCTCAGTAGCTTTCCATACCTGTTTCGTGGTTGGGGACTTGGCTACGCGTTGTACTGCAAGGAGGATGGTTAGGCACACGGTCCAGCCAGCAAAAAAGCACAGCATTACTCTGCTTCCTTAGGCCACATGTCCTTTAGCATAGGGATTGCAGCAATCATCTCGTTCGTGCTGTTTAGTCCAGCCCAGGGTGCTATTCCCCACTTCTCCATAATGGGCTTCATCTCCTCCTCGTATTTGGCGGCACGTTCGTTAAAAGGCATCTCTTTGTAATCTGGTGCTATTATATCGTCAATGGTTTTTTCTTTAGGCATGGGTTTATTATACTACACTTTTAATATGTCAATGCACTCCAATGTGCATACTCTCTTTCCTTTGTACATAAGGAAGTTTGATTGTGCCGTTAGTCATTTCTGTTATCCACCACCTGAAGTATGGCTTGTACTCGTCGGGCAAGTCATACATGTAGTTGTGAATCCAACAAATGTCGTCTACTTGTTCAAGGGTTAGCTTTCGCATGTTTCAAATAGCAGTTTTCGCACCTCCATTTCCCTGGTTTGTCCTTATCGCCATATAGATTGCCCTTAGTTGGTCTCTCGCACGCGAAACAGTCTGGTCTTACTAGCACGTTTTCTTTTTGCGCTGGCCTCATTTCTTATGTGGACGGGTTAATCTTTTCACGCAAGATTCCATTTAGATTGTCTGCAAGTCTCTGTAGTTCTTCGTGGGAAGGAAAGTAATCGTATCCCCAGTAGTGGTCTCCGGCCTTTTTCAGGTCGTTCGTTGTGAACATTAGGTGTTCCTCTCTGTCCTTATCGTTTGGTGTGGTGCTCATGTTTTCTTATGTATTACGAGCCATAGACGTGCCACTGCCTCGGTGGGTGTCTTGCCTTGTTCTGATTCTGCATACCAGAACCCGTCTTTACCGCGCACCAAGATACAAAGGTCATCACCACATGCCTCAATGAGTTCCTCTAGGGTTATTTCACAGCACATTAGAGAGGGTGGGCAGTAGTCATCTTTCCCCCTTCCCCATCCTGCGTCTTGTAGTTCGCGTGCAAGTTCGTAGTTCATACAGTAGGGGTGTTAGGGTTTGTCTAGGAGAAAGTATCTAATGAGGGTAGGTGCTGGCATATCAAAGTTCCACAAACTATCTGCCCCACAATTCGTGCACCCATATCCGACACCCTGTTTGTCATCTTTTACAAAACTACTATTTGAACAAAGGTCTTCTTTGCAAACTGGACACCAACAAAATGTCCGTTGGTTTCTTGCAAGTTTCCTCCGTTCGAGAAGTCGTGTTATGTCGCTAAAAACATTTCCCTTGTGGTATCTGACATCCATTTTCTTCATAGTTTTATTCCTTATCTGTTAATGGTTATAGGTTAGGATGTATTTCTTTTCTAATTTTACTTTCAAGATTATCTATTCGCACTTCTAACTCTGATATGTTACCTTCGCAATCAAGGAAAGTTCTTGCCGCCAAAAGTGTTCCAAGATTAACGAATATCTGTTCCCAAGTAGGTAGTGAAACTTCTTTGTCGCCACCATAAGGTCTTTGAATATACCAACTGAACGCCTTTGCAAACTCTTTACGCTTTCTCTCGTCAGCAGAAACCCAGCCAGCGTGGCTTTCTTTAATTTTCGCCAATTCTATTACTAACTGCTCTCTTGTTTGTTGTTTTTCTTTCATATATGTTTATTTATCTGTCAATGGTCTGTCTAGGGAAGAGAGGCGTTTGTTGATAATGTCGCAATACTCCTCTGATATTTCTATTCCAATGTAGTTTCTATTGTTCTTCTTTGCCATTTTAAGGGTCGTCCCACTACCGCACATTGGGTCAAGTACAGTGTCGCCTTCCTTGCTCCATGAAAGGATGTGGTCTTCTGCAAGATGTTCAGGAAACTGAGCTGGGTGCTTTCTTAATAAATTAGAAACTTCTGTGTTTATGTTCCATACATTAAATCGTTGTCCAAATTCTGCAATTTTTTTACCCTGTGATGATATGGGTTTTGTTGTTCCGTCTGCTTGTCTAACTGTGCCATGTTTTTTACCACGACCATAGGTACCATTTTTTCTATCTTTTATTGGGTTAAATGTTTTAACATTTCCTTTTGTAAGAATGAACATATATTCAAAAGTTTGTGCGTATCGTGTTTTTAATGCCCCCGTTGCAGTGAATGTTTGTTTACTCCATATCATAGTATCGTGGAG